AGGAAATCATCCTATCACAAATGATAACCCTATTGTTCTTAACATGCCTTTTGAAGCAATTTATGATGGTACAAATTCATCTGCTATTGTTTTAACCAGAAGTTAATTTAAATAGATGGTAAATGTTCCACCAAATTTAATTTCATCAATTGTTGAAGAAGACTTAAAACATCTTCTTCAACACTCAGGTGAAGAATTATTAGATACTATTCAAAGTAAAACTCCTGTAAATTCTGGTAAATTAAGAAATGCGTGGAAAATAGATCATAATGAAAATGGCTTTGAAATAAACAATGAGACTTCTTATGCAGGTTATGTTGAAGAAGGTTCAATACATAATAGGCCAGTTGGTATGGTATCTACATCTTTAATAGAAATAGATCAAATTTTAAAAAATAATACAAGGAATTTATAATGAGTTCAATTAAATCAAGCATAAAAAATACAAAACCTAAAATCTCTACTTATTTTGTAGTTAATGAAGCAACAGGACTTCCTATTTTTGAAGATGAAGATGGAAAGCAATTAACAGGTGAAATTCAATTAGTTGGAAGACATTCAAAACAGTTTATTGATTATGTTAGTGAAATTTCTGAAAAAAATGAAAAGTCAGATTATAAAGAGATCTTAAAAAGATGTATTGTAGGATGGACAGATAATGGTTTCTTTGAAAAACAATTTAGTGAAGAAGCTCTTAATGAATTATTAAATGATGTAGAATTAGATTGGTTGCATGCTCAATTGCTACAACACATTTATAATAAAGTAAATTTTTTTTAACAAATGATTTGCCTCAATTAGAAAAGTTGATTGAATGGCAAGTTGATCTTTCATCTTCTGTAAATGAAGCTGGTGATACAAAAAGAATGATGTTAGAAAATGTTAAAAAAATAACAAAACAAACTCCACCTGAATTAATTGCACCTATCGTAGAAGATGAAGTTCTTCCACTTCTTAATAAATACTATAGAATTGCAATGTATAAACCCTCTCAAATCTCCCCATTAACCCTAATGGACTTTAAATTAGCAAATGAATTGCTTGATGAAGAAATAAGTCCAGGGTTAATAAAAGTATTAAAACGTTTAGATAATGTTTTTATTAAATCTCTTAATAAAGGAAGTTAAATGTCTGTAGTTAGTTCCCAAATAAAAATAACAGCTGAAATGGTTGGTGTAGGCTTAGCTCTTGAGTCTATTAAAGAATTAGGTGAAATGATGATTGAAACTTCAGTAAAATCTGATAAGTTATCAAATTTATTAGGTATAGCTGCAGGTACAGCATCTCAATCAGCATCTGAATTTCAATTTTTAGTTGAAACTACTAATAAATTAGGACTTGAATTTCAATCAACTGCAGAAGGTTTTGCTAAATTTCAAATTGCTGCTAATAGTGCTAATTTATCTTTAAAAGATCAGAAAGAAATTTTTGAAAATGTTGCTGCCTCAATGGCTAAATTAGGTTCATCCTCTCAAGATACTGAAGGTGTATTTAAAGCTTTAGAACAAATGATGTCTAAAGGTAAAGTTCAAGCTGAAGAATTACGTGGACAATTAGGTGAAAGATTACCAGGTGCCTTTGAGTTGTATGCTAAATCAATGGGTGTAACAACTGAAAAATTAAATGACATGATTAGCAAAGGTGAAGTAGGAATTGACACCCTTGCTAAATTTGCGCAAACATTAGCAGAAACTTATGGTGCAGGTGGTCCATCTGAAACTGCTCAAGCATCTCTTAATAGATTAAGCAACTCATGGGAACAAATGAAACGTGAGTTTGTTGATACCAAATGGGTTGTAGGTGTTCTAAACAGTTTAAATAGCATTGCAGAAGGAGCTATACATGCAAGTGAAAGAATTGGAATTCTTCAAAAAACTCATCTTGATCAATTAAAATCAAATCAATCTGATTATCAGCGATGGTATGATGCTGCTCTTAGAAATGGAAGAACAGAAGATGCCAAAGTTTGGAAAGAAAAATTAGACAATTCTAAAACATACTTTACAGCTCTTCAACAAGAAGAAGATGAAAAAAATGCAAAAGCTTCAACTGCTCATAAAGGTTCAGTTGAAATGTCAAAAGAAACCGCTGGTATAATTAAGGGACAAAGAAATGAATGGGAAAAATTAAAAGATGTTCAGCAACAATTAACATCTGATTATAATAAAGGAGCTATTTCAGTAGGACAATACACTCAAGCTTTAACAAGAGCAAGAGATGAAACAGAAAAACGTGTTGCTGCTGAAAATAAACGTGATGCTGCTCCTGCAAGAGCTTCTGCAAGATCTGCTTCTTCATTAGCAAAAGCAGCAGAAAGTGAAGCTAATGCTGAAAGAAAAGCAGTAGAAGCTCTTGCCAATGACATAGCAAGAATTGAAGCTCAAACAACTAATGATAGAATTAAGCAGATAGATTTAAGATTAAAAGCAGAATTACAAGCAGAAAATGTAAGACATTCAGAATTTCTTAAATCTCATGGACAATCAGAACAAGAAGAAAAACTTCATCAAGATAAGTTAGTAATGCTTCAAAAAGTTGCTTCTACTGAAAAAGAAAAAATAACTAAAGAAGAAAGTAAAAAACAATCAGAAGAAAATTATAGAAAATTAAAAATGATTTCTGATTTAGAAGTTAATGCATCTAAATCTTGGGCTCAACTTGAAGGTAATAAAGTTACTATAATAAGAGCTAATGCTAAAGCAGAAATACAAGCAGTCGATGAAAAGTATAAGCAATTAAAAGAAAGGTATGGTGATGATACAAAAGCTTTTGCTACATCAGAAAGTCAAAAAAGAGCTATACTTGAAAAAGCAAGACAAGATGAAGTTAGAATTTCTGGATCTTATGTTGAAAAATTAACTCAACATTATAAAGATAGTTTTGCTGCTCAAGGTTCTATTGCAGATCAATTTACTACAGGAATGAAAGAAATTACTATTGGAGCTGTTGATGACATAGCAGAAAGTATGGTTGAAATGGCAGAAACAGGTAAAGCTTCTTGGGCTGACATGGGAATGGCAATCATAAAACAAATAGAAATGTTAATAGCAAAAATGTTAGTTATGTATGCTGTTCAACAGTTAGTTAGTATGGTAGGTGGAGGAATGTCTGGTTCTACTCAATACAATTCCTCTACTGGTTTAGGACAATGGGGACCAAATTTTGGAAAAGCAGATGGTGGAGCATTTAATAATGGAGTAGAATTCTTTGCAAATGGTGGTGTTGTTGATAACCCAACATTATTCAATAGCTCAAGAGGTTTAGGAGTTATGGGTGAAGCAGGGCCAGAAGCTATTATGCCACTTTCAAGAGGAGCAGATGGAAAATTAGGTGTTAGAATGCAAGGTGGAGCAGATAGTGGTATTTCTATTGGAGCAATAAATGTTACACTTCAATCTAAAGATGATGAAACTTCTGAAGAACAATCTACAAGAATTGCAAAAGCTGTAAGAGAACAACTTAAAACTTTAATTGATACTAGAATAACTAATGCAAAAAGATCTGGAAATCAATTAAACCCAACTCAACTTCAAACGGTATTTTAAAACATGGCAGCTCCTACTTTACCTCTTACTTCAAGAGTATCTCAATCTTCAAGAAAAACAAGATCTAATAGAATTTTAGCTGTTCAATTTGGTCAAGGTTTTGGACAATTTGCAAAAGATGGGCCTAATTCACAATTTGATAAATGGAATTTATCTTTTGAAAATTTAACTTCTTCTGAAAGATCAACTATAAATACATTTTATGAGACAGTAGGAAGTGATGTATGGTTTACTTGGACTGCAAATGGAGATAGTTCTTCAAAGAAATGGAGAATTGATAAAGACTCATTTCAAGAAACTCCTATTTCAGGAAATCTTTATACTATTTCTTTTTCAATAACACAGCAATTTGATCTGGGAACTTAATGGCTAATACAATTTTACAAGAAGGAAATCTTCTTAACCCTGATGCTTATGTAGAGTTATTTGATTTTGATGCTACTGCAATAGGTGGTACAACTTATTATTATACAAATACACCAACTGGTAGTTCAACTGCTCCTATTTCTTGGAGAGGAAATGATTATTATCCTTTACCAATAGAAGTTAGTGGTTATGAAACAAAAATAGATGGAACAGCTCCAGCAAGGCCTCAAATTTCTTTAAGCAATGTTAATAAATTTATGATGGCTGCTGTATTATCTTTAGGTGATCTTGTAGGTATGAAGGTTACAAGATGGAGAACATTCTATAAATTTACAGATGATGGAACTGAACCTAATACTTCTGCTTATTTTCCTGTTGATGAATACTACATTACTAAAAAATTGCCAAGTTCTATAAAAACTCATCTTCATTTTGAAATGTGCTCTCCTCTTGATAGGCCTGGTTTAAAATTACCAAGAAGACAAATTCTTAGAGATTTAGGTTTTCCTGGTGTTTCACGTGTTAGGGTAAGATAAGATTATGAATAAATTTACAATTGATAATTATGATGAATTTAAATCTCATGTTTTAAGTTGTTATCCTCAAGAAGCATGTGGCTTTCTTATAGATAATAAATTCATTCCATCAGACAATTTAGCTGATGATCCTGTGAATTATTTTTCTATTTCACTAAAAGAAAGTGAAAAATACTATGACAAAGATTATGCTATAATTCATTCACATACTATGAATTCTGTTCCTATTGGCTATGATCCCAGAACACCTTCACATGAAGATACTCTATCTCAGGATAATGCTCAAGTTCCTTTTGGAATTGTTCATACAGATGGTGAAAATTTAACAGACATTTTATGGTTTGGAACAGAAGAGGTTTCAGATTTACTAAATAGAGAGTATGTTAGTTATGTTTATGATTGTTTTACTATAGCAAGAGATTATTATAAATTAAATTATAACATTGATTTTGGAAATCACCCACGTCCTCCTAATTGGTATGAATGGAACCCTCATTACATTCATCATCACTTTAAAGATTTAGGTTTAGTAGAAATTAAAAAAGAAGAAATGAAAGAAGGAGACATTCTTTTGTTCACTATTGCCTCAAAAACTATAAATCACATCGGTATTGTAATTAGTGATAATAAATTTATTCATCATCTTTATAACAGAAAAAGTTGTGAAGATACTATTTCAAAATGGCAAAGACAGTTATCAAAAGTTTTAAGACATAAGGATCTTATTAATGGATAAAGAACATAAAATTTACTTACATGGAAACTTAGGAAAGAAATACGGAAAGAAAGCAATTACAATTTATGGTTATAATCTTCAAGATGTATTCAAAGGTTTATGTTGCAGATTTGGACATGAATTTAAAGAAACAATAAAAAATGGAATGTGGCATGTAACTACAGGAAAAAGAATAACAAAAAAAGATAAACCTATTGAAGAAGATAATTTCAAAAGTTCTGAAGAAGTTGAAATGGTAGTAAATGAACAAGAAATTCATGTTTTCCCACTATTAGCTGGGTCAGGAAATGGTATTGGTAAAATTATTTTAGGAGTTGTTTTAATTATTGTAGGTATTGTAGTAGGTGTATTTTTTGGATGGACAGGTATTGGTGGTATGGTTGCAGGTGGTTTAATTTCTGCTGGTTTAGGTCAAATTATGGGTGGAGCTATGCAATTAATGTCTAAACCTCCTAAAATAGGAAATTATCAAAATGCAGAAGTTCAACAAAGGCCTTCATTTCTTTTCAATGGAATAGTTAATACAGTAGAACAAGGTGGTCCAGTTCCTCTTGTTTATGGACGTCATTTAACAGGTTCAACAGTAATCTCAGCAGGTATGACAATTGAGCAAATCTAAAAAAATTCATAATGTAGAAAATAGGTTTTATGATTTTCATTATTATAATACTGCCACTCATACATTCATAGAACCAGAAATAACTGGATCTGGAGGTGGTGGTGGATCTTGTTTTCCTGCAGGAACATTTGTAAGAACTCAAACTGGTTATACACCAATTGAAAATCTAAAAGAAGGAGACATTCTTCTTTCTTATGATAGATTTGGTGAAATTGATTATTCAATGATACTTAAAGTTAACGTTCATGAATACCCTGACATTAGAGATGACTTATTTAATTTTAATGATGGTATTCTTATTTGCACAGGAAATCATGCAATTTATGATAATGAAACAAATGAACATAAATTGGCTCATGAATTTAAAGTTGGTGATTATTTAACAGATCTAAACAATAATACAATTCTTATTGAAAGTATTAAAAGAACTTCTTGTGAAACTTATGAAGAAGGTTTTAAAGTTTATAATTTTGAAGTAACTCCTCATCATACTTACTTTGTTTCTACAACTTGTGAAGTTACTACTGGTTCTGCTACATGGATAAAAGTTCATAATGGTGGTGGTGGTGGTTCTAAAAATAGTCAAGCAAGAGCAGCTCAAGAAGCTCCTAATACTTTAAGATCATCTGCTGTTGTAAGAGTTTTAGAAGTAATCTCTGAAGGTGAAATTGTTGGTATTGTAGGTGGAGCAAAAGGTGTCTTTCTAAATGGAACACCTTTGCTAAATTCAGATGGAAGTTATAATTTTAATAAAGTAACTTATGATGAAAGATTTGGACTTCCATCTCAAACTTACATTCCTGGTTTTTCTGAAATTGAAACAGAACAAAATAAAGGTGTAAATGTTACTTATGCTTCACCTTCTACTCAAACAGTAATAGGTTCAGGAGTTCATGCAGCACGTGTTACTTTAATGTTTCCAGATGGACTATGGGCTCAAAATACTTCAAATGGTGATCTAAATGGACATTCTGTTAGTTATGCAATTGATGTAAAACCTACTTCTTCAGGAACCTGGACAAATGCAGTAACCCATACTTTATCTGGAAAAACAACTACTACTTATGAAATCTCTCATAGAGTAACTGCTCCTGCAACAAACTGGGACATTAGAGTAAGAAGATTATCAGGAGATGATGGCGCTGCTTCTGTAAGATCAACTTTTAAATTTGCAAGATGGACAGAAATACAAGAAATAACAGAAACTTATGATAATACTGCTTTAGTTGGTTTAACAGTTCCTGCAGAAAGTGTTGGTAATCAAATTCCTACAAGAGGTTATGATGTTCAAGGTATTAAAGTTCAAGTTCCTACTAATTATAATCCTATAACAAGAGTTTTTACTGGATCTTGGGATGGTACTTTCAAAACTGATTGGACTGATGATACTGCTTGGATCTTGTATGATTTACTTACAAATAATCGTTATGGTGTAGCAACTTACTTAAATCAAACTTTATTAGTAGATAAATGGGAATTTTATAATTGCTCTGTTTATAATAATGAAATGGTTCCTGATGGTAAAGGAGGGTTTGAAGCACGTTATACTTTCAATAGTGTAATTCAAATGCAATCAGATGCCTGGCAATTACTCCATGCTATTGCTTCTAACATGAGATCAATGTTAGTTCAAGCAGGAAATCAAATTTCTTTAATTCAAGATAGGCCTGTAGTATCTTCTAAAATTATAACTAATGCTAATGTAATTGAAGGAAATTTTACTTATTCTTCTGTTGATAGTTCTAACAGAATTACTGCGGTTAACATAACATTCAATGACAAAAATGATTTTTATTTACCAAGAACAATAAGTTTAGAAAATAATACTTCTGGAGCTACTTCAACTGTAAATTATGGTAATGGTGAAGAAGTTTGGGGTTATAATGTTGAAGATTTTACTGCTTATGGTTGTATAACAGAAAGTTATGCTCAACGTATGGGTAGATGGATCTTGTATTCTGAAGCTAAACAAGGTGATTTAGTTTCTTTTGGACTTTCATTAAACATTGTTGATCTACAAGTTGGTGATGTTGTTTCTATAATGGATAATGACTACATAGGATCTGAAAATACTTATCTTGCAGGAAGAGTAGATACTGTTTCAGGAACAACAATAACTCTTTCATGTCCAGTTACTTTAGATAGTGGTTTTACTTATAAAATTGGTTTTACTAATTTAGCAAATGATGGAATAATTGAAAGAACAATTACTTCTGCAGCAGGAACTGTAAGTACTATAACAATAGATAGTGCTTTACCTACAGGTTCTTATACAAATAAAGAATTTTTCTGTTATTCTACAGGACATTTAGAACCAAGAAAGTTTAAAATTATTTCTATTACTGAAGCTGAAAAAGGACAGTATAATGTTTCTGCTCAAATCTATGATCCTTATAAATGGAGTATTATTGAACAAGGGATAACAATAGAAGCTCAACCAACTACAAATGTTTTTTCTTCACCTTCTGTTGATCAACCTTCAAATTTTACTTTTCAAACAATAACTTATAATGATGACATTTATGGTAAAAAAGCTGATTTAAGATTAAGATGGGAACATAATGATCCAAATGTCCTTGATTTTAGAGTTAGATGGTATAGGGAATTAAATCCTTGGTCTGCTTTTGAAACTGTATCTTCAAAAGATTTTACAATTAAAAATGTTTCAAGAGGAAATTATACAATTGAAGTTGTTGCAATTAGAGTTGATGGTAAAGTATCTTTACCAGCTTCTGTAGATGTTTTAATAGAAGAAGACATTACTTCTATTTTACCACCTACAGATCTATTTGTTTTAGGAACAACAGGAACTACTTTTACTACTAAAGATTTATCATTTGAATGGACAGAAAATCCTGGAAATGCTGATCTACCCAATGACAAAACATCTCAATACTATGTTGAAATTAGAAATGGAGCAGATACTTTAATCAGAAGTCAATTTCTTGATAAATCTATAACTTCTTATACTTACTACTATGATGACATGGTTTTAGAAAATGGAGTTCAGAGATCATTTAATGTAAGAGTTTATGCTGTTGATGGTATAAATAGAAAAAGTACTACTTATGCTTCAAAAACTTTTTCAAATGATGCACCTGCAATGATAAGTATGACAGTTCAAAGTACTGATAATACTTCTTATGTTAGATTAGCTGATAGTGGATCTGATACAGATGTAACAGGGTATGTTGTTCATAGAGATACTACTTCTTCAACATTTACACCTTCAGATGCAAATTTAGTGTATGATGGTCCTGATAAATTAATTACAATTAAGTCTGAACCTGCTACTACTTATTATTATAAAGCAGCTGCTTATGATGCTTTTGGAAAAACTGGTTTAACTTTTACTTCTTCTTATCAAGATACTACAACTTCTGTTGATGCTGGGTATAAATTCATTTACTCTGGACTTGATTTTACTACTTCAGGAAATACTGTAAGTTGGTCTGTAGGACAAGTTGATGCTAATTACGGTGGAACTAATACTTCAAAAAGCATTTCTTCTGGAAATGCTTCATGGACATCTGGAATTCTTTACATTTATTATCAGTATGGAAGTACCACTTTAAGCGCAACTACAAGTTATTCACTTGCTTTATCAATTGGTTATGACATAGTTGCTGTTTATAAAGGTGGAAATGATTTATTAGTTAGTAATGGCAAACCTATTATTGATGGTAATAAAATTATTGCTCAATCTATTGGTGTTAATCAATTAACTTCTGGACTTTTGATTACAAATTCTGCCCAAATTGGCAAGCTAATTAGTGGATCTGCTCACATAACTGATGCAACAATTGATACTCTTCAATTAAAGTATGGTTCTGTAAATGATGTTAGAATAGTAAATTCTGGATCTTCATTTTCTTCAGGATACAACAATACAAATGCAACAATAGGTGGAACTCAAACATCTTCATCAACTACAAGTGGCCCTGGACCTTCAACAACAATAACTAATCCTCCTAACATTAATGGACCATTCGATGTTTCTATAATTTGGGCCCCAACAGTTTCTAAAACTTTTTCAACTGCTGCAACAGCTTTAGTAAAATTTACTTTAAACTACATTTTAAATAATGTTTATACTACTATAGTTAAGTATGCAACTATTCCAATGACTCAAGCAAATGTTGAAAATGCTTATCCACTATTGTTTAACATAAAAGCTGATAAAGGAACTACTGTTTCTACTCACATAGAAAATACAGCAGCTATAGCTAATGGGCCTGGATCATTTACTGGTTCAATTGTTGTTAAAGCTGGGCAATTAACATCTATAACAATTTTAAGGTAAATTATGTCAATAGTAACGTATGCAATTTATAATACAACAACTGGAAAAATTTCATCAGTTATTAAGTATGATGATCAGTATGGTAATGAATTAAGAGACTTAAATGTTGGTGTTGGAGAAACTTATAGTTTAGAAACAGATGTTGATGAAAAGAAACATTACTATGTTGTTGGTTCAAAAACAGATAGACCTCTATTTGAACCAACTTCTAATTGGAACCATTCAGTTGGAAAATCTGATGGAATAGATACATTAACATTTGGATCTTCTTTACCTACAAATGCTGTATGCACTATAGCAACACCAGATGCTTCAATAGACATTTCAGATACTCAAATAACAACAGGAAGTGTTTCTTTAACTTCAAATGTTTCAGGTGATTATTCAATTAGAATAGAAGCATTTCCTTATCAAGAGTATGTTCATAATTTAACATTTGTTTCAGGTTCAATAAATTATGTAAATGTTCCTAACTTTTCAATTAATGTTGATGAAAAAATTCCTACAATTATTTCAACTAAAAATAATTTTATAGAAATCAATACTTTACATTTAAATTTATCTTTCAAAGAAGTTAATGTTATTTCCCAAGATCTTAAATTAGTTCAAGTTCCTAAAATGACATCTATTTCTTTAGGAATGAAAACTCCTGTTGTTAGTAAAACAGAAAATAATTTAGTTGAAATTTCTAACTTTAACTTCATTATAAATAATTCTATACCTTCAATTATTTCAACTAAAAATAATTTTATAAATAGTGATAAGTTCAGTATTGCTATTTCAACTTATGAACCAATCATTAATCCATAGAGGAAATTAAATGGCCGCATCAATCACACGTTATAATTCACTTTCAAAATACATTGCAGATGGTACTATTGATTTAGATACAGATACTTTTAAAGTAGCTTTAGTTAGTTCAAGTTATACACCTTCTGCTTCATCTCATACTGTTTATGCAGACATAACTAATGAGTTATCAACTGCAAATGGCTATACAAATGGTGGAGCTACTCTTACTTCAGTAACCTTTAATAGAAGTGGAACTACTACAACTTGGGATGCAGCAGATACAGTATGGACTGCTTCTGGTGGATCTATTGTAGCAAGATACGCAGTTATCTATAAATCAGGAACAGCAAACGCTATTGTTAACCCACTTATTGCTTACATCTTACTTGATACAACTCCTGCTGATGTAACTACTTCATCAGGTAATACTTTAACATTACAATGGAATGCTTCTGGTATTTTTGACATTAGTTAAAATCTATGACAACAATAAATTTAACTAACATTGCTCCACCTACTCTTTCAAATTTAATTGCTGATCCACTTCCAGAAGGTATTAAATTAAGATGGGATGCTCCTGATGACAAAACATTATGGCAAACAGAGGTATGGGTAAGTACTACAAATGACAGAAGTTCTGCAACTTTAGCTTTTTCAACATTTGATAATACTTACCTTTATACTACAGATGGAGGGAATACAAGATACTTTTGGATAAAAGCAAAAAATGATTTTCTTTTTTCAAATGGTGCTTGGGAACCTACTTCTTCTACAGGTGGAGTTAGTGCAACTGCTTTAAATGGCAATGTTCCAGGTGGTGGTACTTCATCTGCATCTGTTTCAAGTGGTACATCTTCTTCAAGTCCTTCAATAACTAATTTTGATACTTGGTATGAAGTTAGGTATGAATACTTTACTGCTCCAGTTAAAGGAACAATTACTGGTTATTCTGGAGCTAAATTTACCTCTACTTTACCTACAAGTGGATCTGATGGTGATGTAATGACTGCTTATGCAAGATTTAGGCTTTATGATACCACTGACTCAATAGATGTTATAGGTGGAACTTATAACTATGTTATTGCAAAGTTTGTTAAAGTTGCCGGAACTTGGACAACACTTATTCCAGATCAAGTGCCTCAACATAATTATTTCTTTAATTCTGATTTAATGGGACATTTGATTTCAGGACATACTTATAGAATGTATTTGGAAGTAAAGAAAGAAAGAACATCTGGAACAACAGGATCTTATACTATTTCACTAAATACTAATTGGGGAGATACTTTAGCAGGTGCTACTTATGGATAAAGTTTCTTAATAAATAAAGTATAAATAGAAGAATTAGAGAGCAAATTATTCATCCCATTATACTTATTCAAATGGAGCATTTTTGAATGGCAGCAGTTAAAAACATAGAAATAGATCAGGGAGCCACTCATGTTGAAATTTTCAATGTTGAAGTTTTAACTGATCCCACAGAACCTTATAATGCACTTACAAACCCTTACATTCCTTTTGATTTAACTTCTTATTCAGCAAGAATGCAAGTTAGAAAAACTTATGATAGTTCTACTGTTGAATTAAGTTTAACAAATCTATCTGGAATAACTTTAGGTGGTTCTACAGGTGAAATAACAATAAATTTCAGTGCAGCAAATACTGAAAACATTAAATTTACAGGTGAAAGCTTAGATTGCGTCTATGATTTAGAATTAGTTAATGGTTCTATTGTCAAACGTGTAGTTCAAGGTTCTTTCATCATCTCAAGAAATACAACTCGTTAAAAACTAACAAAGGAAAAATTATGGCCGCATCAATAACTTTATACAACTCAATGAAAGAATACATTGCAGATGGTACTATTGATTTAGATACAGATACTTTTAAAGTAGCTCTAACTACTTCAACTTATACACCAAATGCTTCAACTCATACTGTTTTTGCAGATGTAACTAATGAACTATCTACTGCAAATGGTTATACTTCAGGTGGAGCTACTTTAGGTTCCGTTACTTGGAATAGATCAGGTGGTACAGTAACATTTGATGCAGCAGATACTACATGGACTGCTTCTAGTGGATCTATTGTAGCACGGTATGCAGTTATCTATAAATCAGGAACTGCAAATGCTATTGTTAACCCAGTTATTGCTTACATCTTACTTGATACAACTCCTGCTGATGTAACTGTAACTTCTGGTAATACATTAACATTACAATGGAATGCTTCTGGTATCTTTTCATTAGCTTAATAAGAAATTTATGAAAGTAATTATAGATCCTATTACTGGGAATGTTGTTTCTAATGGAGCTTTGTCTGAAGAACAAGTTTCATTAGGACTTATAGAAAAAGAGATAAATGATGTTGATTTAGGACAAAGTGTATGGAATAATCAAACTCAAGATTATGTTCCTGTTTCTTCAAATGTAGAGTTAGATCCTATTGATTTCTTGCAATTATTTACAATTCAAGAAAGAATGGCTATTAGAACTGCTGCTAAATCAGATGTCATTATTGAAGATTTTTTAGCAACACTACCAGTTATTAGTAAAGTAAATCTAAATCACCCATTAACAATTCAAGCTTTAGAGTATTTTGTTTCTTTACAACTAATTTCCTCTGAACGTTATTTAGAAATTCGAGGTTAATAAATGGCTATAACAACAATGGATCTAGCATTAGCAGGAGCCAACTCACCTGATAACTTCATAAAAGTTGGTGCTACAATGGAAGCTGCAGGTGTAATGCATTCTTATTTCTATACTTCTGGTAGTCCTGGCGCAGCAATTGCTCCTACTCCTGGACTATCTGGTGCTGCACTTACAACTTACTTAGGACAATTACCATGGGCAAATCCATCTTCAGGTGAAAGTAGATTAATGAGATTAGCTTGTACATCAAATGTAGTTGGAACTTTAATTTTAGTTGATAGACTTTGGCACAATTCAGGTATTACGGTCACAACAACCACAGCTCAAACAATAAATTCTGTAGCTTTTCCAGCAAGAGATGAATACGGAACAACTGATGGTGAGGATGTGATGATTGGTATTGAGGTTTCTACAGCAACAACCAATGCTTCAGCTGTAACTAATACAACAATGTCTTACACCAATTCTGCTGGTACTGCTGGTAGAACAGCAACAATTACTTCTTGGCCAGCTACAGCAGTTGCTGGAACATTTGTACCATTTCAATTAGCTGCAGGTGATGAAGGTGTTAGATCAGTGCAATCTTTAACTCTTGGAACTTCTTATGGTGGCGGAACAATTCATTTAGTTGCTTATAGGGTTCTATCTCAAGTTCCTATAACTTCTGCAAACGTTGGTAACTTTGTTGACATTATTTCAAGTGGTGCTGTAAAACTTTATGACAATACTGTTCCACAATTATTATGGCTTCCATCTGCAACTACTGCAACTACTATTCAAGGTCAATTTGTAGTAACTCAAGGATAAAGGTGCAATAATGGCTGCACCAACTGAAAATTTTACTAAAGTACTAGCAAGGCCTGGCACTGATTTATCAGTGCCAGGCCTTTTTTATGGATCTGCAAAAGATTTAGCATCTTCTTTATTTCTTCCTGCTCCTTTACCTACTGGACTTATTTCTGTTCCGTCAGCGACTTTAACTATAACTAGTCAAACTCCTGTAGTTAATGTTGTAATTAATAGTCCTGTAATTTCAGTTCCTGTTGCTACTTCAACTATAACTAAATCAAGGCCAATTGTTAAAGATAATGATAACTTTTGGATAGAAAGAGATAATTGGACTGGAGTTGTTGAAGCAAACTGGGCGCAAAATGCTTGGACAAATGATACTAATGCTTCAACAAATGATGGAACTTATGCAACAACATCTGGTACATCACTTTGGGAAAGTAACCCATTATCTTTTCTATTTGCTTCACAATTTGAAGTACCTGCTGGTGCTCAAGTTCAAAAAATAAGAATAACTGCTAAAGCAAGAACTTCTGTTTCAGCAACAACTCTTAATCAATCAATTAGAGTTTGGATAGCTGATGCTGCTAACATTTATTATGCAGTTGATCTAAAAAATGGTGCAAGTGTTTGGACAGAAGAAAGTTTTTATGGGTGGAAAGATGTAATTACAGATTTAGGATGTTCAACAAGAGATGCATCTTTATTCAATACAGAAGGTGCTTATGTTCTTGGTGGAGGTTTTGCTACTTCAACAATTGATTTAGATTACATTAATGTTGAAATGCAATACACTATTCCAGGTGTTATTAGTGTTCCTCTTATTGCTTCTTATTTTACAACTTATAACCCTTCAATTGTGGTTGCTGGTGGTGAAATTAATGTTCCACTTGCTACTTTATCTCTTACTTCTAATACACCAGTTGTAAGCAAAACAAATAATGTATGGGCTCAAGTTCCACTTGCTACATTATCACTTACTAATAACAACCCAGTTGTAATTGCTACAGATAATAAATCTGTTTCAATTCCTACTACTACTTTATCACTTACTTCTAATACTCCTGTAGTAAGTAAAACAAATAATGTATGGGTTCAAGTAAATTCTGTAAGTTTAACTTTATCTGCTCAAACTCCTGTAGTAAGTAAAACAAATAATGTATGGGTTCAATCTCCTGTTGCTAACTTATCACTTACAACTTTTGTTCCTACAGCAACTTTATCAGATAATAAATCTGTTTCAATTCCTACAACAACTTTATCACTTACTCCTAATACTCCTGTTGTAAGTAAAACAAATAATGTATGGGCTCAAGTTAATTCTGCAAGTTTATCACTTACTGCTAATTTACCTTTAGTTTTAACTACAGATAATAAATCTGTCTCAATTCCTGCTTCAACTTTAAGTTTATCTGCTCAAACTCCTATTGTAAGCAAAACAGATAATGTATGGGTTCAACCAAATAGTTCTTCTTTAAGTTTAACTAAATTTGATCCAGTTGTTAGTAAAACAAATAATGTATGGGTTCAGCCTCCTGTTGCTAACTTATCACTTACAACTTTTGTTCCTAATGTCTCTGCTTCACTTGATAAAATAATTCAAGTTCCTGTTGCTGCTTTAAGTTTAACTAATTTTGATCCAGTTATTGTTAATAATGTTTCAATAACAATTCCAGTAGCAAATCTTAATTTAAGTTCTTTTGCTCCTACGATTGTTAATAATGTTTCAGTTAGTGTAAATTCTACTTCTGTAAGTTTATCTACTCAAACTCCAGTTGTAAGTAAAACAGATAATGTTTGGGCTCAAGTAAATTCTGCTTCTTTATCTCTTACTAAAAATAACCCAGTTGTATCTTTATCTGATAATAAATTTGTAGCAATTCCTGTTTCAAGTTTAACTTTTACAGATTTTGATCCTCAACTTGTTATTTCTGATGATAAATTTTTAGATGTTGATAGTGTTAATTTAAATGTATTAGGTTCAATACCTCAAATTATTGTTTCTGATAATAAAAATGTTAGTGTAGATTTTGCAAGTTTAACTTTTACAAATTTTGATCCATTCATTTCAATTTTAGCTTCTACTATAGTTGAAATTCCATCTGCTACGCTTGAATTAACAGTAAATAGTATAAGAATTCTTCCTTTTAATACAGAAGCTTTAAATCTGTATGTTTCTTGGAATGATTTGCAACAAAGAAATTCAAATAAATCATTTGTCTCTTCAGAAATAAAAAACAATTCTACATCTAAATCTTCTATCGTTTATTCAGATGTTTCAAAAGAAAATGTTCAATTTCAAGCAATTCCTAAAACTTCTGTTAGATTAGCTAATGATGAGATAACTACAATTAAATTATCAACATGAGGATCCTGTTATGGGCAAATTAATCTACATTTTTAACAGACTAAAAGAGCCAAGCTCACATGTAGCAATTGCTTTTTTATTATCTTACTTTTCAATTAATCAAGTACAGTTTGATAATTGGTTTTCAGTTGCAACTTTGTTCTTTGGTTGTTTAGGTGTTTTTGTAGAAGAACAAGGTCCTAAATCAAAAGTTGAGGGGTTTTAATTATGGAAACAAGAAGCAGACAAGATGACTCAAATCATGGAAAAGAATGTTTTGAAATACACCATCTTCATGATAAAAAAATTGCAATTTTAGAAACTGAATTAAATTCAATCAAAAGTATGCATACCTTAAACCTTGATGAAATAAAATTAAAATTAGAAAAATCAGATCAAAAATTTCAAACTACATTTGATGTTCTTCAAAATACTATTTCTGATTTAAAAATTGCTGTTGAAAAAATCGCAGCAGTTGCAGCAGCAAGATCTTCATTTCTTCATTTCTTTATACCAACATTTCTTGCTATAATTATTCCTTTAATTTCTGCTATTTGGTTTATGTCAGATAAACTTAATGATTTAAATACAAATCAAAATCAACCTATTCAGCAAATAATTCAGAAGAAATAAAATGGCTTATAAATCAAAATTTGAAGAAGATTTTCAAAAAGCTTTTCCTGATGCAAAGTATGAGTTAAAGAAATTTAAGTATTCAAAAACTCATACTTATACTCCTGATTGGGAACTTGGTGATAAGATAGTAGAAACAAAAGGTAGATTTACTGTTTTTGATAGAAGTAAAATTCTTGCTGTCCTTGAACAAAATCCAGATCTAAAAGAAAAATTCATAATTGTATTTCAAAACCCTTTTGTTAAAATAAACAAGAAATCAAAAACTTCTTATTCAGATTGGTGTGATAAACATAACATTAAATGGACTACATTAGAAAAACTTAAGATAAAATAATTTTTTCTTTTCCTTTTTAAAAAATTTTACTTAAGAAGAAAAAAATTATCATTTAAAAAATCAAGCTGAGTATACTATTATGTTTATCCTTTCTTTTTATTGATTATCATTATCATTTAGAAAATCATTAAAACTTCAAAATTCACAAAAACTCACTTTTTTATAACATAATCATTAATAAAAAGTGAGTTTTTCTTCAAAAAATAAAAATTTATCCCTAAGTTATTGATTTATAAAGGAATTTTTTCTTGATTAAATCAATGTCTAAAACTCTAAGTTATTGATTTATAAAGGAAATTTATTTTATTAAGAAAAAATGAATAATTTTCTTGAAAGATTATTAACATAGAAGAAACAATAAATTTATTCTGGTTATACAAAAAGTCCCTCTTTTTAAAGAAAGAAAGTATAAATAGTATTATAAAATAAATTTATCTTTATTTTTAAGAAGAAAGGATAAACATACTATGCTAAATTATCAAAAAGAAAGGATAAACATAATAGTGGTTTAACCTGATTTTTTTAATAAGATAAAAAAAGATTTTAAAAACAAAAAAAGAAAGATAACGGCAAATTATCTTTCTTTCTTCTAAACAAATTTAATTAAGAAGGAATTAAACATGTCTAATACTATTTATAACAACATTAATTTTACAGATACAAGAATTAAGAAAAGATTATTATTAATTGAAGATTTTGCAAAGAAACATTTTTTCAAAAAAGAAAGTACTTTTTGCTCATCAAAACAAATTGCTGAATTTTTTGGACAACAGAATAAACAAACAGCAAAAGATCTTGTAAAATTACTTTTAATAAGAGATAGAGCTCAAGAAAAAAATTATGTAGTAGGAAAACAAAGTTTAAGTTATTGGTTTAACTGGAATAATTTAGCTGTATGTTTTAGTAAAGCAAGAATTATTGATAATAGTTCTTTTTCATTTATTGAAGATCTAAATAATTTTAATAATTTAGAAGAAATAAAAAGAGCCAAAGAAATTTTTGATTTTAGATGGTTATGTAAAAATGATAAAATAGGAGAAGGAATGATAGAATACATTGAACAAGAAACAGGAAGACTTTATTCACCATTTCAAAATTGCTCTAAAAAAGCAAGAAAACAATTTTATTCAAAATGGCATGATTATGACATAGAAGCTGCAGCTTATTGTTTAACTCATGAACATTATAAAAATGTAGTAGTTCCACGTTTTGGTAAATTTGTTTCTAATAATGAAGAATTTAAAATAATTCCTTTAGTTTATAAAGAAAAAAATAGAATTAGAAATCATTTTTCAAAAGAACTTGGAATTTCAGTTGATCTTGTAAAAGTTATGTTGCAAACAGTTTTATTTAATTCTAACTTCTATGAAAACCCATTTTCTGGCTTTTATCAACAACTTCAAAAAAATGGAATTGATACAAATGAATTTTATGATAAATGTAAAAAATCAATTTTACTTCAAACTCTAATAGAAGAAGTTCAAATAATGTGGCCAAGATTATTTCTTTATTATAATAATTCAAATGAAATTTCTGGTTTTAAAAAATACTCAAAAGAAATTGAAAAAGATGGTGAAATTAAAAGTAAAATAGCAAAAGCTTCTTTTAGAGCAGCAATTTATTTTCAATTAGAAAGAAAAGTTCTTAATGAAGTTATTTTATTTCTTGATGAAAAAATGAGTTCTTTAGATTATAGATTAATTCATGATGGTTTTTTCTGTAAAGAAGAAATTGATTTACATGAATTAGAAAAAAGAATAAAAGAAAAATTGAATTTTGAAGTAAAATACTCCTATGAACAATTTTATTAAGAAGAAGAAAATTATCATTTAAAAAATTAAGCTGAAGTATACTATTATGTTTATCCTTTCTTTTTGATAATTTAGCATAGTATGTTTATCCTTTCTTTTTTATTTAAAAAAATAAGATCTACTACACTATTATGAGTTATACATCTTTTTTGATCTATTTAAAAAAAACTGGATAAACTACTATTATGTTGTACACTTCTTTTTCTAAAAAGTTAAAATTAAGGTTTTTAAATACTTTTAATAAATAGATTTATACAACATAAAGAAAGGAGTTAATTATGAAAGAAAGAGTTATTATAAAGATTAATGGAATAGCAATTGGCTGGAGATTTAAATGTGTTCCTAAGAAAAAGGAGAATTAAGAATGACTATTTTTTCATTTTTTACAGAAGAAGAAGATAATTACTATCCTACAACAGAAGAAGATAAAGCTCAAGAGCAAATCTTTTTATGGGAACAAAAAAGATTATTTAACGAATTAATTGAGATTTTTAATAATTTTGATACTCTTGAAGAAAAACTAAATTTTCTTGAAAGTTTTAAAAAATGTCTAAATCAACATTTTTTTATAAATAATTTAACAGATTATGATTTATCATTAGCAAAAAAATTATTTAAATTAGTAAAAGGAGAAATACAATGAAAACAATTAAAATGATAGAAAACAAAAAAGGACAATTGCAACCTAATTTTCAAGGAGCAGTTGATACAAAAGATAAAGCTCAACAACTATCAATTTTTATAAAAAGGCCCATTATTTACAATGGTGAATACTTATCTTCTGATTATAGAATTTTAAAATGAAAAGTTTAAATAATCTTATTAACTCATTTATCTTAAATACTCCAGTATTTCATTTAGATGATAAACTTTATTTTGAAGTTATAAATTTTACAACAACTATTCCTTTTTCTGATCTTAAAGATTTTTCAGAAGATCAGTTAAAAGAAGCTGAAGGTGTATTATTTGGTGAAATTTCTGAACGTTATAGTATTGATTATCATAAATCATACATTAAATTTGTAAAAGAAGTTCAAAAAGAACTTATAAGAGATTTTAATTCAAGAAGAGCAATTATAAAATTTGTTTCTGATCCAGAATTAACTCAGCCTTGTTTAATTAGTTTACAATTTATAATTAGAGACACAAAATTAAATGTTATTGCAAACTTAAGAAGTTCAGAATTAAGAGATTTTTTACCTTATGATTTATGTTTAATAAAAATGATAACAGAAGAAATTAACTCTAAATTAAAACTTAGAATAGGAAATGTTTACATAAATGCTGCTTCTGCTCATGTTTATGTTTAAAAAGCTAATTTACTTATAAAATCAAAAAAGCCAGATTATTTTTGTAATCTGGCTTTTTTGTGCGTATTAACTTAACAACAGAATGAAACTGATTTTTCACATGTCTTCCTGTTATAGACAAGTTTGGAGATAGATTTTCTGCAATTTTTTAAAAGTTCGCTACAGACAGAAAATCTAAAATTATAATAAAAACAACATCAGCTTCACACGTTTTTATTAAAGTAAACTAATGAAAACTGTAGCAACCTTTATAATCTTATTTATAGTAGTTCAAAATTCAAAAAAGATTGTTAACTATTATGAAACAATAAAATTCACCAGAGTATACAAAAAAGCACTATTTTTTAAAGAAAAAAAGTATAAATAATAATAACAAATAAATAATTATTTGTAAAAAACACTTTTAACCAACTGGAGATAAAAAATGAAAAACTTACAATTTGACAAACAATACTTAGCAAAAGCTTTACACTACTTAATTAAAGAAGTGGATGAAAATAAATCAATAATTTATGATAAACAAAAAGATCAATTTTATGCTATTCAAAAAGAAAATGTTGTTCAATTTACTAATTTAGCTGGAACTGAAATTTATTCAAGATTTATTGTAGTATTTGATTATCTTGATAAAAAAGATTATAAAAATCGTAAAGGACAAAAAAAGTTAGATTTTATTAAAGAATTTGTAGATAACTATTTTATTAACAACTCTGGAGAATAAGACAATGAGAATTTTACCACCTTTCAAAGCTCAAACATTAGAAACTTTAATTGCTAAAAATTTTATTACAGAAGATGGAGAATTAAATTTATTTGAACCAACTTTTACTAATCATTTAATAACTGGAAAAAATGTTGATAAAATCTTCTATAGTCAAAATAGTGTTAATAATTTTTATTCAGTTGCTAATTTACAAGAAGACATTGCTGATAAATTAGAAGTTGGAAGAAATTATGACATACTTGCTATTAAAGTTATTGAACAATTAAGAAATGGTACCCAAGGAAAAGGAACTATAGTATGGATAGCAGCAAGAGAGAAAAACTCAACTACTATTATTACTAACATTCCTTTATCTTCAAATTTACAACCAAAAAGATTATTAACAACACAACAACCAACTAAATTTAATTCAGTTGTTCAATTTTAAATTAGGAGACATTATCATGAAAAAATTATTTTTAATAACAACATTAATTCTATTATCTTTTAACTCTTATGCTGATCTTAGAGCTACACGTCTTAATGCATTTAATCTTTACAGTAAAGAAGTTAAATCATGTAGTGCTCAATTCACTATTGATGGAAAAGAACATTATTATGAAGATAATAATAGTATAGTTTGCAAAATAACTCAAGAAATGGCTTTTGGACGTATTGCAAATTTAATTATAAACAATGAACAAATAGTAAAAAATGGTAAATTATTGATTAAATAAATAATAATCATGGAAGATAAGCTTTTACACTTATCTTCCATTTCCTAAACTTATAATTTTTTTAAAAAATAATGGACTATTTAAAACACTACGAAAATTTAATAAATAAAAGAAAGACAGACATCCTTTCCTCAGGTTATTATGAAGTTCATCACATTATCCCAAGATGTATGGGTGGAGATAATTCAACAGATAATCTTGTTAAATTAAAAGCAGAAGAACATTTTATAGCTCATTTCCTTTTACATAAAATTTTTATAAATAATAATGAATTAGAATTTGCATGGTATAAAATGAGATTTAAACAATTATCTTTATTTAAAACAATCAAACTTAATAATAAACAATTTGCTCATGAAAGAAAAAATAAGAAAATTTATGGTATTAAATAATCAACCTATTGAATTTGAAATTGAGCAAATGTCAGATTATGTTCTAAATAATGAAATACAAAATGAAAATTATGAAGAAGTAAAACAATCTTTAATTAAATTTAAAAGAGACAAAACTCTTGAAGTTGAAGAACTTATAAAAGAACTAAAATTTTTAAATCAAAGAATTTACTTTAACACTTTAAAAATAGATAAAGTAAATCTTGCTCTAAAAAAGCTAAGGAAACAAAAATGAAAACAAAAAAAGAATTTGAAAAATTTCTAAAAGCAAGATCAATTTATGAAAATAAATTAGATCAACAATCAGCAAAAGATTGTATTAAAGCTCATCAAGAGTATTTAAAATCTCTATGATAAATGATAACCCTCTTTGGTGGTTTTTAGTTAGATACATAACAACATTAATAATTTTATTGTTTATAAATTTGTTAATAGTATAAATAGTTTTTTAAAAAAAATAAGAAGAAATACTAATGACAATCTTTGCTCAAGTAGGAAATCAAACCCAAATTAATCAAAATTCCTTTATTCCTGTAGGAACTTTAGGAATAGAAGAAGTTACAACTGGTGAAATTTCAGCAAATAACTCTCCAGGTTTTACTACACCAGTTGCAAATAGTTTTCTTGAAATAGATACTACAAGCAAAAATACTTTATCCTTTCAATTATCAGGAACTTGGTCTGTATCTTCATCTGGAGGACTTTATGTTCAAGCTTCTGTAGATGGAACTAATTGGATCTCATTATCAAGTTATGCTTCCATTTTTGAAGTAAAAATAAATTCTTATGTTTATTTTATTGAAAGCGGACATACAGGTATTTGGCAAGTAGATGTTGCTGGTTTTAATAAAGTTAGAATTGTTGCAATAGATACAGTATGGACAGGTTCTGTAAGTATAACAGCAATTACTACTCCTTCTTCAAGAGTAATTAACCCAAGTGTTCCAGGACTTCCATTAAGTAAATTTCTAACTTCTGCAGGTGATGGAACAGGAACAAATAACTTAATAGGAAATTATTCTTCTGTCTCAACTGATTTTTATTATCAACCACCTTTAACAAATAAATTTTATGTAGAAACAGTTCAAATACAACTTTCCGATAATGCATCATTTAATCAAACAGATTATGGAGCAATAGCTGGAGGTTTAACTAATGGAATAACTTTATGGTTATCAAAAAATGGAACTGAAACTCCTTTACAGAGTGGTTTTGTAATTAAACATAATAATGATTGGTTAGCAACTACACCTTATTCAACTTTAACAACTTTTGCAGGATCAAGTCAAACTTTAATTATTCAATTTAAATTAAGACAAGATTATGGAGTTCCTCTTTTATTAGATGGTGCTCAATCTGATAAATTTATTTTAAGATTAAATGATAATTTTTCTACACTTGTTGCCCATAGATGTATTATTAGAGGACAATTTATTTAAGAATTTTATGATAACTTTTAGAAAAACACTTTTTGATAATTATGATACTAACAAAAAAGACTTTATAATTTATTTAGGCGGCGCTTTTGCAAAAGATAAAATTTGGATGTCAGAAGCTTATTGTGAATACATAAATTATTGCACTAAAAATCAATTTAACATTGTTTTTTCTGGTTTTAATTTAAATAAAACTGTCTATAAAACAATGAAATCTTTTTGCTCAAAAATAATCAATTTTACTTGTCATGCTGATTTACTTTTAGATAAATCTACAGTTCTTTATGAACATTTAAAAGAACATAATAATTTTGAATTAGCTTCAGAAAATGTTGAATTTATTTCAATACTTTATCCTTTCTTTAATTTAAACAAAAATAAAATTAAACAACAAACCTTTTTTACTCAGAAAGGTGGTTTTAGTTCTATGAGTATTTTAATTTTAACTAATTTAATTGCTTTAGAATTTAGTAAATTCATTAAACATAAATCAGAAATTATTATTGATCCTTGCTTTCATACAATGAGTTCTTTTAATGAAGAATTTACTACTCTTTACGGACATCAATCAGACATTTTACAAGCTAAAGAATGCTATTTTGCTGAACATTATTATAGTAAAAGAAAGACAAAAGAAAAGAAAATTTATAATTTAGTTGCAGGCTATACAATTCTATCAGAACCAAGATTGTATCTTCAAGCTATAGCAAAAAATGAGATCTGGAAGAAAGATGAAAATAAATTATTTGTAAAAGATAGTTTTTTAGAAGTGGATACTACACTTTCAAAAGATCAGTATGAACAGTTTGTTAAAAAATCTAAATTTTGTTTAGTTTTCAATTCTTATGATACCAGATTTATTTCATGGCTAAGAGTTTGTGAAGTTTTAGCAGCAGGAACTATTCCTATTTTTATTTTAACAGAAGATCAAGAAATTAATAATTTAGCTATTAATTCATGGATAGGTGATAGAAGTTTAATAGAAAAATTTATAACAACAGTTGATAAAATTGATGATAAAATTGAGGAACTAAAAAAAGAAGATTATGCTAAGTTATTAGAATACTTAAATAATTTAGTTTTTAATAAACCAAAACAAACAGAAGAATTATGGACATAGAAATAATAAAAACCTCAGAATTAATACCTTATGAAACAAACCCTCGTGAAAACATGAAGGCTGTAGATGCTGTAGCAAATAGCATTAAAACATTTGGTTTTAGACAACCTTTAGTAATTGATAAAGATAATGTTATTGTTGTAGGACATACAAGATTAAAAGCAGCAATAAAATTAGGAATTCAAGAAGTTCCTTGTCATAGAATTAATCAAGAAATTACTCCAGAATTAATTAAAGCTTATAGAATAGCAGATAATAAAGTTGGTGAAATTAGCACTTGGGATAATAATCTTTTAGCTATTGAATTAGAAGAGATTTTTGAACTTCCTGAAATTGATTTTATTTCTACAGGGTTTTCTGAAAAAGAATTATTTACTTTAACAGAAGGTAGAAACAAAGTTAAGAAACAAGAAAAATTAGCAATTTTGAAAGAAGGAGATGTATGGGTTTCAGAAGATGAAAGTTTTGAGATTAAAATCAAAAACATTTCTTTAGCTGAAAATCTATTCCTTACTAAAATGATTGAAGATTATAGAAAATTACTTGAAAAGAATTTGGATAAAAAGAATGAGTAAAGAATTAAAAAATAAACTTGGTGAAACTATCTTAATAAAAGAGGAAGATGTTAATAACTTAGCAAGACTTGGTGCTACTTATGATGAAATGGCTGACTTTTTTAAAGTTTCTAAAGATACATTCTTTTATTCTTTTAGAGATGAAGTAGATAAAGCCAAAGCTGAAGTTAAGATTAAAATTAGACAAGAACAATTAAGAGTAGCTTTAGATCCTTCCCATAAACAACAAGTATCTATGTTAATTTTCTTAGGTAAAGTTCTTTTAGGACAAACAGAAAAGACAGAAACTATAATAAATGCATCTGGACTTGAAGAAACAGGAGCAGTAACCTTTAACATTATAGCAAAGGGTACTTCTATAGCAGGAGGACAATCTGGTGGAAATACCAATGAAAAAGCTATGGAAAAAATTGTAAAGAATAAAGAAAAAATTTAAATGATAGACATTAACATTCCAGAAAAGTTATTATTTCTTTTTACTGAAAAGTCAAGATTTAAAGTACTTCATGGAGGACGTGGATCTGGTAAAAGTACAGGAATAGCCATTGCTTTGCTTTTGTTTAGTATGCAAAGAAAATTAAGAATACTTTGTGTTAGGGAATTTCAAAATTCTATTAGTGAGTCTGTTCATAAGTTATTATGTGATTTAATTGAACTTTATAAATTAGAAAAGTTCTTTAACACTACTAATAATAAAATAACTTGTCTTAAAACTGGATCAGAATTTATTTTTTCTGGCATTAAAACAAATGCTACTAAGATTAAAAGTATGCAAGGTATTGATTATTGTTGGGTTGAAGAAGGACAAACAATTAGTCAATTTAGTTTAGACATACTAATTCCTACAATTAGGAATGAAGGTTCTGAAATTTGGTTTAGTTTAAACCCAATGTATGATGATGATCCTGTTTATAAAAGATTTATTATAAATAGTGATAATAGAGCAATTATAGCTCAAGTTAATTTTTCTGATAACCCATGGTTTCCTAAAGAACTCCAAGATGAAATGGAACAAGAAAAATTATTAGATTATGATAAGTACTTAAATGTTTGGATGGGTGAATGTATTAAACATACTGATAGTATTGTTTTTAATAAGAAATGGAGACTTGAAGAATTTAAACCAAAAAACATGTGGAATGGTCCTTATTACGGTTTAGATTTTGGTTTTGCAAATGATCCTGCAGCTTTAGTTAAAAGTTGGGTTTATGATAATGTCTTATACATTGAAAAAGATTGGGCCCAAAAAGGTGTTGACATTGATTTATTAGCTTTAAAACTAAAAGAAGTAGATCAAGAAATTGATAAATACAAAATTAGAGCTGATAATTCAAGGCCAGAAAGTATTTCTTTATTACAAAAATTAGGAATTCCTGGTGTTGTAGGATGTAAAAAATGGCCAGGTTCTGTTCAAGATGGAATTTCAGTTTTACGATCATTTAAAGAAATAATTGTTCATCCTAATTGTAAAAGTGTAGCTTATGAAATGAGTAGGTATAGTTTTAAAGTAGATAAATTAACTGGAGACATTAAACCTGATCTTCAAGATAAAGATAATCATTGTATTGATGCACTAAGGTATGCTCTTGAACCAATTATAACGCAGAAGCGCCCTGCAACTCTCACCATTTATTAAGGTTAAAAATGACAGAAGAAAAAATTTTAGGGTTTACTTTACAAAATTGGGTAGAAATGCTTGATACAAGTGAAGCAAAAAAAGCCAATAAAGCACTTAAATACTATGATGGAAAACAAGAAGAAGAAATGACTAAACTTCTTGATGATCCAGATAGAGGACGTAAGAATTGGAAACAACGAGGTATTATACCAAGATTTAGAAATTTAACTCAAATGATAGTTGAAAAATCTGGTAAATTATTTAAAGATGTTCCACCTACTTTAAGCGTTTATGAAGGAAAAAATGTTAATGAGCTTACATCTAACTTATTGCAAGAAGAATTAGATAAAGCAGGTTGGATAGAATTTTTTACTAATCATGATGCTGTTTTAAGATTATTAAAGACTGCTGTAGTACTAACTCAATTTGATCCAGAAGATAATAGTTTATCTTTTGAAACTCTTCATAGAGGAAATTGTGTTATAATTACTGATAGTTTTGGAAAGAAAGTATTAGGTTTAGTTTATAAGACATCAGAATTTGGTAAAGTTGAAACTTATAGAATAATTACTCAAGATGAATACATTGATTTAGTAGAAATAGAAACAGAGACTACTGAAATTGTTTCTATTTCTAACAGAATTCCTAATCCTTATGGTATTGTTCCTATTACATTTTTTAATGATACAAGATTACCACGTGTAGGAATTTGGAATGAACCAGGAATGGATCTAATTGCTATTAATGAGTTGTATAATTTGCACTTAACTGATGCAGAGTATGCAATTAGTTGGTCTAAATTTCCTAACTTAATAATGATTGATTGTGAAGTATCTGATAGTGAAAATCTTCAAATGCAGGAAATTCTGTATACTGGAGATAAAATGCCAAGAACTACATTTACCCCAGGTGAAATTTCTGCAGGGCCTTCTAAAGCAATAATGTTAAGAAGCAATGGATCTAACAGTGCTCAAGTTGATTATAAAACACCTGAAGTAAGTATTGAACCTTTAGATTTAGTTGTTCAAAACTGGGTAAATCAATTTAGTTATGATTGGTCTGTAAGATTAAATACTGCAGGAAATGGATCTGCAACATCAGGGTTTCAATTAGTTGTTGAGGAATTACCTAATTTAGAATTAAGACAGCAAAGAGCAAAAATGATGTCAACATCTCTTAATAATCTATTCAAAGTTATTAAAGTAGTGATAAATACTCATTATGGAAGAAAAGTATTTAGTGATACAAGCACTCTTTATGTTGAATTTAATAACCCAAATTTACCTGTTGATGGAAAACAAACAGAAGAAATTTGGGATCTTAAAATTACAGGAAATAGAGCAAGTGTTGTTGATTATTTAGAAAGAATTGAAGGTTATTCAAAAGATGAAGCAATTAAAAAGTATGAAGAAATTTTAACAATAAATAGTAAAAACAAGGCAGAAGCCTAAGGAATAAAGTATGTCAGAAGACAATAACAATGAAGTAAGTACTGAAGAAACTAAATCAGAAGGTTTAGATACTAATCAGTTATCAACTTTACAAGCAGAATTAAATGAAGCAAAAGCATTGATTAAAAATCTACGTAAGTATGAAAAATCTTATAAAGAAGAAAATCAAAAAGCTTTAGAGGAACAAGGTAAGTTCAAAGAGCTGTATGAAACAGAACAACAAAGAACTAATTCATTGCTTGAAAAATTGAAAAATACTCAAGTTGAAGGAGTATTAAATGATTTAATTAAACAGAGTGGAGCTAAAAATTCTAATACTGTTAAAAGATTATTTGATAAATCTCAATTTGAATTTACAGAAGAAGGTTTAGTTAAAACATCTTCTATTGAAGCTCAGTTAGCTCAAATCCAGAAGGATGCTCCTGAATTATTTGGAATTTCTAAGGATAAAACTCCTAATCCTGCTAAAGTAGGTGATGAAACTCCATCATCAGGTTATGAGATAGAAATAGTAAAATGTAAAACTCAATCTGAAATTATTGCTGTTATGCAAAAATACGGCAAACTTTAAAAAATCAATTAATAAAAGGATACAAAAATGGCTGACATTACTACAAACTTAACTGGTACTGCTCAATTAGACAACAGTGCTGTACTAGCATTTTCCCAAGCGTTCTTAATTGCTTCAGGGCAAGATAACGTTATGGATCAATTAACTCAAATGAAAGTGGACATTGGTGCCAAATCAATTGAAATGACAAAATACGCTCGTTTAGCATTAGCTACTACTCCTCTAAATGAAAGAGAAGAAGTAACTTCTGAAGCAATGAGTGACTCTCAAATTCTTTTAACTCCTGCAGAGTATGGTAATGTTGTAACCACTACTACATTATCTAGCTTACAATCAGGTGGTAAAGTTGATTTAGCTGCAGCTCAAGCTGTTGGTTTAAATGCTGGTGCTACTCAAGATAAATTAGCAATTGCTGCTTTAGATGCTTCTTCTAATGCTTACATCATTGGTGGAACTGCTGCTGGTTCTGTAACTTCTGGTCAAGTATTCAGCAGAACTTTTGCTAACTATTTCTATAATAAATTAGCAAGAAATAATGTTCAAAAAATCAATGGTGAGTATGTTGCTGTTCTACATGATGATCTTATTGCTGACTTAAGAGCTGATACCTCTGCTGGTTCATGGATCAGTGTAAATCAATACTCAAATGTTGCAGAAGTTCTTTCTGGTGAAGTTGGTATGTTTGCTGGTTTCCGTATTGTTCGTAATAACAATGCAACCTATGCTGATCAAACTGGCGCTGGTACTGTAGATCTTTATAACTCATACTTTATGGGTGCTAATGGTTTAGGCAAAGCTGTATCTCAACCTGTTAGTGTAGGTTTTACTAAAACTGACAAAATGGATCGTTTCTTGAATGTATACTGGAAAGGTACTTTCAAATACGGTATTGTTGATACTGATGCTGTTTGGTTAGGACAATGTGCCTCTTCTGTTGGTGCTAATGCTTAAGAAGTAAAATAGAAAAAGAAGATAGGAATTAAAACCTCCTATCTTCTTATCTACAAAAAGGAGAAAAATAATAATGATAGCAGATTTACAATGTACTTCATGTGGGTTTATTGAAGAAAGATTTTATCAAACTACTCAACCAGTTTGTTCTAAGTGTGGATCTGAAACAAAAAAACTATTATCTACAAGTTATGCATTTAACTTTAAAGATGGTAGAGGTACAGACATGGGTTTAACTACAAGTTATCCAAGTTCTTATAAAAAAATTAAAAGAGGATAAAATGTCAAGAAGAAGAAATAAAAATTTAAATGCAGAGATAGTAGTTGATGAAGAATTATTCAATGTCAAATTCAAAGAAGATGTTAATGGAATGATTAACAATGAAAGTTATTCTTTTAAGAAAAATGAAATTGTAGAAATTAATTTGACTTTTTATCATTTTCTAAAAAATAGGGTAGAATTAGTATGACTTTAATAGTAGAAACAGGTGCAAGTGTTGTAGATGCTAATAGTTATGTTTCTTTATTAGAAGCAGATACTTATCATGCTCTTTATTATAACTCTGATTGGGATGGACTAAGTGATGCTGATAAAGAACAACATTTAATCTTAGCTACACGTTCTATTGATGCTAATTATGCTTCTAAATTTTTATCTCTTAAAAAGAATGACATAAATGAATTATGTTGGCCAAGATTAGCTTTTTTAAATAATAACAACATAATGATTGCTGATAATACAATTCCTAAAGCTCTTAAAAATGCTGTTTGTGAAGTTGCTTTAATGTCTTCATTAGGACTTAATCTATTTCCTGCTTCAAATAATGACGATAATGTTAAAATCAATAAAACAAAAATTGGTGATTTAGCAATTGAAAAAGAATACTTTTCATCTTCTAAAAAATCTTCTGAAGAAAAAGAAGGTTTTAATACAATAGAATTATTCTTATGGACAATTCTAAAGTTAAAAAATAAAACTTTAACATTAAATAGATAAGAAATGAATTATACAAGTATTCAACAACAAATTAAAAAGACATTATCTTCTTTAGGAACTTCATTACAACTTCAAAATCTTGATACTCAAAGAAAGGTATCATTTATTGGTGTATTTGGTAAAGATGAAGAAGTTGAATTAGAAGATACTAATAATACTTCAGCAATGATTATAACAAGAACAAGAGTTCTTTATGTTCCTGGAGACATTTCATTAGAACCTGTTGTTGGTGATTTAATAATTGATAAAAGTAAAAAGATAACTTCTTTATCTAATGATAATGTAGGTGGTTCAAGTTATTCATACAAAGTTATTAAAGTAGAAAAATACATTCCAGAAGGAAAGATAAATTGTGCATTTAAACTAACTATTGCAGGATAATTATGGGAATAAATACAAGTATTTTAGGAGCATTAGAAGATAGAGTAGCTTTTGCTCAAACTAGTAATTCTTCTATTCCTTCTTATGAACAACAAGAAAATACAAGAACAAGACAGGGAATTGGGCAAAATAAATTAAGGACTACAATTCTACCTGCAAAGACAGAAATTTCTACAATAGGACCAGGCGGAGTATCTAAATCTCAAGGACTTTTTCAAATTGATGTCTTTACCCCTAAAAGTGAAGGTTATAATTCAGGAAGAGAGATTTCTGATTTAATTGTTGATTATTTTAAAGTTGGTGATGTATTAACTAAAGATGGAATTGATGTTATTGTTATAAATACTTGGATAGCAACAACTTATTTCATGGAGAATGTCTATGTTACTCCTATTAAAATTGAATGGAATTCTTGGAATTATAGAGGTTAAAAATGCAATGGCAAATTGAAAAACAAAAGAATGGTAATTATAAAATTATTCCTTCTGATAATAATGAAGACAGATCATTCTTTTTAGATGCTGCTTCTTTAGAACCTATTACTTACTGGTTCTGCTCTTATAATGAATTGCTTGAAATAGTTCAAGAAATTAAAAATTTACAATTAACTCAACAAGAGGTTTAAAACATGGCTACATTCGCCTCAGGCATAAGCAATAGAGTTGCATACATTACTGAAGTAACTCCTGGAACTACTCCTGCAACACCAACTTTTAGTGTAATTCCTTACACTCAATTTAACATTTCTGGACAACGTGATACTTTCAGTGATCCATCTATTGTTTCAGATACTCAAAATCATTATCTTACTTATGGTAATAATAAAGTATCTGGTGATGTAGATAGTATTCTTTTAGCTCAAACTGCTACATCTGGAAACATGTTGTATGATCCATTTTGGGAAAGTTTATTAGAAAGTTCTTGGACAACTAATGTTCTTAAAATTGGTACTACTCATAAATCATTTACATTTGAAACTACATCAACTGATACTGGTTTAGCAGCTTCAATTTATTCAAGATACACTGGTTGTGAAATTACTTCAGCTCAATTAACTTTAAACATGCAAGGTCCTGCTACAGTTAAATGGGGTGTTATTGGTATGGGCTTTGCTGAAGCAACATCAGCTATAGCTTCATCTACTTATACTGCAATTCCTTCTACTTCACAACCTTTAGTTCATGGCAATTCATCTGGCTTCATTAAAGAAGGTGGATCTACTATTGCTATTATAACAAGTATTTCTTTAAACATTAATAAAGCTGCAGATGCAAATTATTCTTTAGGTTCTTATACTGCTCAAAACATTACAAGTTCTAAGAAAAAAATAACAGGAACAGTAACTGCTTATTTTACTGATCTAACATTGCTTAATAAATTTATCAATGGTACTTCTACTTCTATAGACATTAAGATGTCAGATGGAACAAGATCTTTACAAATTCTTTTACCTAATGTCTATTATACAGCAGGAAATCATCCTATCACAAATGATAACCCTATTGTTCTTAACATGCCTTTTGAAGCAATTTATGATGGTACAAATTCATCTGCTATTGTTTTAACCAGAAGTTAATTTAAATAGATGGTAAATGTT